CTAACCATCGCCACCTTCAGGCGCTGTTCGGCAATCCATGCTTTGCACTTGTCACCGTCGCCCTCGTCGAAGTCGGGCATATCTGGGTGCTGAAACGAACCCATTTCATCGCGCACGACTGGGGCTGGTTGGATCAAAACAGTTTCTTCAGGCATGACTTCGTCCTTGCCGCTATAGCGGCTGACTTTGAAGGGGGAGGGAACAAGTGGAAAAGCCGCGAAGTACTTAAGGTCTCAGGGGATTTTTTGCGCGGCATGATTCGTTTGACACTTGGCGTATGGCACAATAGTGGCCCCGCCAGTGAGTTATGGAATCGTGATTAGTAGGATGCGTAGATTTTTTTACCGACTCAAAAGCAGCGAAATCTTTTCAATCTTTACTGGCGAAGATTGGCCGCGCGTCACTAGGGAAGAGTCCCGTCAATTACGGTATGGAAAAGCCGACAAAAGAAACGAATCGACTTCAATCACGGCAAGAAGTGAGAAGTTAGACGAACCTGGACTGACGCCTACAACCTCCAAGTGAGTACGTTTTTCAGGCATGACTTCGCCCTTACCGCTATAGCTGTCGACGTTGAATGGGGAGGGAGTTACAGCAATGGGGAGGAGTACAGATGTACTCCTATCAGGAAATCTGCTGCTGTTCCTGGATTAGCGCTGCCTGGACGGCCTCAACGATGCGACGCAAGTAGGTGAAGTCGTGGTTTTCCTCGACTGCGTGCTCGCCAACCGGGTAGTGCCATTCATCGCCGAACAGCTCGGTCAGCAGCTTGCTGTGATGCCAAGATTCGTTTGGCGTCTCTATGTCGCTCAAAACGCCGATGTCATGCCAAAGCCCTCGGGCCTCACCTTTGCTCAGCTCGCCCAGCTCCCAATGGTGGCGCCCGGTCTGTTGCCGGCGGCGCTGGACGATGCATTTTTTTGGCGAACGTTTGGAGGGCGTCACCGCTGAATCGCGTGCTGCTGATCCCGCGATCCAGGCAGTTTAAGACGTAGTCCCAGCCGCAGTTGGTGACGAACTCCGCCACGGTGCGCGGCCCCATGCCGCCCCAGTAAGCGTTCCAGCTCTTGTCCCAGCAGTTGATCGTGATCTTGCCCTGGGCGGTCTGGTAGTTCGGATTTGATTCGGTCGGGCAATCGCGGCGACCGAAGTCTTCGAGGAACACGGTTATCGGATCAAGCCGCGGCGCGCCGGTGATCACCAGCTTCGTGACTGTCGATCGCTCAACCTGAAGCGGCTCGGCCGGTTTGTTTTCTGTGTGCATGGGGCGTCCTATGCCGGGGCATGCCCGGCGTTGGGTTAGAAAATTAGCGAGGGGAGTAACTGGTTTCATGATCGGTCGGCAAAACAAACCACTAGTCGACCTAGCCGAACTGATCGCTAGGCTAGCGTTTCTACCTTAGTAGGTGAATGTCACTGTTAATTAAGAGGATTCGATCATGGCGCGCGGTGATAAAGACAAATACACAGACAAGCAGAAACGTAAGGCCGAACACATCGAAGACAGCTATGAATCCAAGGGGGTTTCCAAGAATGAGGCTGAGAGCCGCGCGTGGGCTACGGTAAACAAACAATCAGGTGGTGGTGAGCGAAAGGGAGGCTCCGGACAGAAAACCAGTGAAGCGGAAAAGACGAAGGCTCGTAAATCGTCAGGCCGTCGAGCGGCAGCCAGCCGACAAGGTGTGCCAAGGTCTGGACAGCAATTAGAGGACATGAGCAAGACAGAATTAATGACGCGAGCGCGAAAACAGCAAATCGCTGGGCGCTCAACCATGCGTAAGGCTGAGCTGGTCGATGCGTTACGCCGGGCCGGTTGAGTCAAAGCCTGAGTCTGTCGTGTTTATTGATAGATGAGTTACTCAGGCAAAACTCTGACGGTGGCTGCGATGAGTGCGAAAATCGATGTGGTGGCGTTACGGCTGATCGGCGAAGAGGTTCTCCGGCTGCTCAGCCTTCCCGATGACAGGCTCGATGACGCCGAGACTCACGCAGGGCTTCGCGTGATTGCTGAGCTAGCCCGATGGCGGGAAGTTGTTTACCCGGATGAGCTAATCTTTCAGCTCGATAGCTGAGGCGGCGTCACGTAACACAGGCGAACGGAATAAGGACTTTGTCGCGGCGGCACAGGATCTGTGCTGTTCGTTTTTTGAAATGTCATGCTGTCTCTGCACCGCGGCCAAAGCATTGAGCCACTTCCTTCGTGAGAGGGGCCCACTCAAAATTGGCGTCTGAGGTATGGCCGTTGGCATACAGCCGGACCGGCCCCCAATCGCCGTTACCGTAAAGGCAAGTCAGGCAACCGCGCCTCATGTAGGCCTCTCGAATAACGGGGGGTTTACCCTTCTCAGTCAGTACAACAAAATCAGTACCAAACAACACTGCGCGTAGCTTCCATGCGCTGAACAGGCGCTCTTTTTCCACGCCTACACGTTCCTGGGTGGTGCTCATATCCTGTGTATCCATTATCCCGCTCATCATGATTGGGTGCCGCACATTCGCAACTAATTGCTAATGATTAGCGCACGTCCTTGCTAAACATATTTACGATCTCGCTAATACCGTTTTGGCCCTGGCGCGAGCGTTGCAACGCCGTTCGCTGGCGGTTGCTGCGCTTGACTCTAGTGTGCATGCTCCAAATGCGCCATACAGATCGTGTCCCAACGGTTGAGGGAGGGGATGCATCTTCCATTATTCGTCGTGACAGATGCGCAGGGCTTCGCGATTGTAGGCGAGTTCAAGTTTGCGCGACATGTTTGCGGGTATCACGTATTCGTGTCGCGGCGGGGCAAGTAGGGGAAGGGCGCCGCCCGGGCCAAGTCTGTGCAAATGGTGAATCATCAGTGTGATCGCCTCGCCCTGTTCCTCGAGGCCGCTCCAGGCCATCAACTCAGCAAGGGCTTGGCGAGTGCCGGGCAGGCAGTGCAGCCGAATCTCTTCTTCGCCACGCTTCTTCTTCTTCGCCGCGGCTTTCGCTGATCGTTCCGCGTTGGTCTTGGCCATAGCCTGTCCCTTCAATTCCGTGGGCTGGTAGATCCAGCCATGTCTGTCGTCGGCGCTGGCGCACCTGGTTGCTGATGCGCCTCATGCGGCGACCTTTACTTGATGCCAGTCCCCGGCTGCGTAGAACAGCTTCGCGGCCTGGGCCTCTTCGAGCGATACCTCAGCGGGTACAGCGATCCATCCAGACGCAACCAGGTGGTTTGGGTTGCAGCTGTTCCGCAGCTCCAGGTAGTAGTGCTCGATGACATCCGTAAGGCGCTCGACCTTGTAGATGCCCTCCGGCGATATCTCGACCGACTTGACGTACTCAACGCCGCGCTCGTCTCGACACATGGCGCTGATGTAGATCGTCCATCGGTAGGAGAAGTCGAAAAGAGCGTTGGCAATCGCCAAGCTCCTGATCTGCCGGCAGCTCTTCCAGTTCGCCATGATCTGCGCGCCGCTGGGGTCGATGTTCACGACTGCGACGTGGTTCGTCCTGAGCAACGCCCTGCAACTGCGTTCGGCCCGGGCGAAGCCGTTGTTCGCCTTGCGCTTGCTCATAGCGCCTCCGTTATTCGCCGCAGCGCGATGCGTTCAGCGTGGGACGGGGAAGGGCGACGTCGCTTCAGGATGGTGTCGGGATCGACCTTGTCGGAGCGCGGTGGTCGGTGCTCAGGCTTGAAGGAGGCTGCCGGTTCTGCTTTGCCTCCGGCGCCGAAAAAATGGTCCAGCTGACGGTTCAGGTTTGCGATGATGGCGTCTTTCGGGTTGGGCATTGGGCCTATGTTCATCGCGACATACCCATGAACGCGAAGACCAAAAGCACCACGGCGAAAACCAGTGTCCAACGAGTCATCCAGCTCGCCACATTGGTAGCAGTGAGGTGCGCGGCCTGGGTGAAATGAGCGGTGTTCTCGAAACCCTGCGCTGAGCGGCAGGCATTCATGTGGCCGGCTACTTCGGCGCGCTCGGTGCCGGTCTGGCGATCAACCACACCGAACAGATTGTTTCCGTGCGGCACGACGGTGAAGCGCACTGACATGGCAGGAGAGGTGATCCCTACCTTTTGATAAAACTCGGCGGTAGCCAGGGTGGCTCGCTGACGCAGCCCATCGAGGATGGCGCGGCGCTGTTGGAGAGTCTGATTCATGTACTTTCCTCGGAGGGTTGCGTGTATTCGTCAGCACTCTGGCCGCCTGCTGGTTGCCGTTGGGCGCAGGGGAGAGTGCTGGCGGATAAAGGCAGGCGTAAAAAAGCCCGATCGGAACCGGGCTTTTGTTGGTGTCACGAAGACCTCCCTACGTGACAGTCTCCCAGGCCCGCTACTGGCGACAGCCAGGGTTTGAATCATCAGCGGTGACCTTGAACTTGGGGTGGCCTACCGATTGCTCGGCCGGTGCGTGGTAACACCGTCGGCCAAGATGTCCGCTGCCTGCCAGGGTGAAGGGCGCAGCCTGCAGGCTTACTGCACCACACAGGTGAAGCGGTTAATGCTGCATTGGTGCAACCCCTCCGTGCTTGAAATGGAAAAACTATTCCGGTTAGGTGTAATTTGTTTCCGGTCCCGCTTGATGCAGGGGGCCGCTTTGCGCGGTGCAGAATCATCCGCATCCCGTTGCACCCTGTCGCCAAGATGCAGAAGTGATGCTTTTCGATCAGGCCTTAGCTTCATCCTGAATACGCTGGTAGATCTCTTGACGATGCACGGCGACCTCTTTCGGTGCCTCAAACGCCAGCTTTACTTGCTGCCCGCTAACACTCAGCACCGTGATGCTGATGTTGTCATTGATGCGGATGGTTTCGCTGGGCTTGCGGGTGAGTATCAACATGGTCCTGCTCCTTGGTTGTCATCCCAAAGCCCCCGGCTGCCCAGGTACTTCAGTGATGCTGTGCGTGCTGCTTGCCGCTGTTACTCGCCACCTGCGGACTGGGCGATGATTTCTTTCCGTACGTTTACGGTTTGGCTGCTGGGGCCTGGCAATACGGCGTAACGAGGTGGGAGTCGCCCACGCCTGGTACGTCAATGTCCGGCTTATCCAGAAGCTTTCTGCAGTTGGGTTGTTAAAGAGCGGCAGGCCTTTCGACCCTTCGCAGCTGGCACCTGATTGGGTTCCGGGTTGCGATGGATAGATATTGCCGCCGGAGATATAACAAGTCAATCCCGGCGGAAATATATTTTTCGCCACCACAAAAAAACCCGCACATCGGCGGGCTTCATTCATTCGCGGCGATCAATCTTCCTTAGGCACTACCCACGTCACCAGTACACCTCCGTCGTCGCGTTGGACCAAGGTAACGTTGTCCGCTTCGTCGATGTCCATCAGTAGCTGGTCCCAGTCCTCGGCCCGTTCGTCTGAAGCTTTATAGATGACGGTGCGCTTTGCGGTTTGTGCGGTTGTTGCGTTGATAGTCCGCTGAATCCGCATGGCAAGCATGGCGTATGAGGAGGGGACGGGCTTTTCCTGGGGCTTGGCTTTGGCCATGGGTGTTGCTCCTATTCTGTTTATCCATACAGTATTTTGCCGGTAGATAAATGGCAATACTGTATAGAGCACATTTGTACTCCTATCGAGCGCCGGCGCAAAAAATCCCACTCGCGCCAGGATGTCGAAGTGCCATCATTCAGGTAAGATCGCCCCTGGCCGACATCCGGCTACGCCAATGACGGCGCCCGAACAGTGGAAGATTGCAATGAAGACTCGGATGATGATGGGATGTGTTGGGGTGGTGGCGATGATGGGGCTTCAAGGCTGCGCCAGCATACTGGGAGATTCAAAGTATCCGGTCGCTGTATCAAGTGCGCCCGCTGGCGCTTCGTTTGAAATCACCGATAAAAGCGGTCACGTCATACATTCCGGAAACACGCCAAGTACCGTTACGCTTAAGTCCGGTAATGGCTATTTTTCCGGACAGACCTATCAGCTGAAATTCAAAAAGGAAGGGTATCCAGACAAGACTGTCGAGCTGGATTCAGGCCTCAGCGGTTGGTACTGGGGCAACATCTTGATCGGCGGGCTTATAGGCATGCTGATTGTCGATCCGCTAACTGGCGCGATGTACAAGCTTCCTGAAGATGTGTCTGCCGACATGGGTAAGCCTGTCGCCGGCACCGTACCCGCCGGTCTTAGTATTGCTTCAATTGACGATTTGACCGCAACTCAACGCCAGGCGTTGATCCCTATCAACTAAGTTTGCCCACCATCCCCTCTAGAGATGGCGAGAGCAAAAGCCCGCTCGGGGGATTGGCGGGCTACCTGTTCGAGGCGAGCGTCAGTCTTCCGGATCAATCTCTTCCTCCGGCTCCCATCTGGCAATCAGATCGACCATCAGCTCGGCAATGGCATCACTGTTGTCTGCCAGCACTTCAAGATGCTCGCTGACTCGATCGTATGTGTCCGAGGACCCGCGCTGATCGATCCAGGTGCTGATTTCCTCTATGGCGCATCCAAGAGCCATGAAGTTCTGATTTAGCCGGTAGAGCAGGGCAGGGGTAGGATCGTCGGGGCGGGTAGGTATGGCATTTCCTCCATAGAGAAGGAAAGCGTAGCGGACAACAAAAAGCCCGGCACTTGGCCGGGCTCTCTATATACGTAGCCAATTCCCTTTGGCTGACAGCATTGTGCTTGATCGATGTGACCAAGGCGTGACACGGCGGATACGAAAAGCCCGCTCAGATGTAGAACCCGATGAGATCAATGGAGTGATTGCTGAAGTTTCGTAATTTTTCTGAGGCTCACTCAGATTTGATTCGTGTTGTGTGCCCCACCTTCACCTCTTCCGCATACCCCGCCAACTTGTCCTCATCACTCTGGAACACCTTGATCATGCGCAGTAGAGCTTGCGCATCAGCCTCATTCCCGGCCGCGCTCAATCGTCCAGCGATCCGAACCAGCTCCACGGCTGACCATTTGAGGTCCGAGGCAATGCCTTGAAGATCACGACGCAAGCTATCCAGCAAAGGGGCATTCACTCAGCTTTACTCCTGCGTACTCGACCGACTTTCACTTCCGCGGCATATTCCATCAGCCGATCCATATGCTCATGCAGCTTTCCAATCTTCTCCAGGGCTGCCAGGAACTCTGGCTCGACGGAACAGATCGTGCGCGGCATCTTCGAGAGCCGAGGCTGCTGCTTTCAGATCTCGGCGTAGCTCTTGGTTGGGCTTGGTGAGGGGCATGAGGGCTCCTGCGTAACATTGGCGCTGCGAATGGCTATGACTTGATCAGAGGCGCCCGAGAACCTTGCTGGGGGCGAGGATGTTGCCGACGTAGTGGATCTTGTCGATCTCATCCCATTCAAGAGTGCGGCGCTCGCCGTACGCGGAATTCACCGACATCAAGCTCACGCCTTCGTCGTTCTCGAAAAGCAGCTCCTTAACCATGCTTTGGCCGTCCATCGTGGTCACCATGACGTACTCGCCTGGTACGCGCCTGTGGTTTGGTTCACACACCGCAATCCAGCCGTTACGTATGGCTGGCGCCATGGAGTCGCCTTTGAGGCGCAAGGCATAAGCATCTTCGTCGCGAGAGTACGTCTCTACCCATCCATCTCTGCCGTCAAGGCCAACCCAGTACCCATCAGGCCCAAGCTGAGCGGTTCCCACAATTTCGATCCTTCGGGTGGCGTTGGTAATTGGGGGGCCTTGCTCAACGTTCGATTCCATACCGCGCTTAGCGATTTCAGCAATCTCTTTTGCGAGACGTGGGCTGAACGTTTCGACAGGCTTTGAAATCAGTCCCGCAATAACGCTAGCCACCTTTACGTTAAGTGCGTTGTAGCCATTCAGGTAGGAGCTGACCGAGCCCTGGTTTATACCCAGAGCGTCAGCGATTTTCCCTTGAGTCAGCATTTCTGCGCGCGACTTGCCCAAGTTATGAGCGTCAACAGCAGCCTTCAGAGTCAAACACTCTGCTTTTTCCCAGTCTTCCAGTTCGCGTTTTTTCATTCCCTGATTATTCCTTGCGGCGATATTTTATCAAATGCCGCCGGGGTTGATTAAATAATCTCCGGCGGCGATACTTAAGCCATATCCAATCAAGGAGATCGGCGAAATGAGCCGCATGACTCTTCAAGAGTTTGCCCGCGAGCATGGGCAAACCAAGGCAGCAACTTTGCTCGGACTGACCCAAGGCTCCCTCAACAAGGCTCTCCGCGTGGGGCGTGATGTTTATGTGACATCGCACGGCGACGGTCATTTTTCCGCCGAGGAGCTTCGCCCATTTCCATCTCAGTCCATCGCCAAAAAAACCGCCGCCTAATCCAGCCCCCCTCACACCGACCCCGGAAGTGAACCAATGGCTTACGACAACAAGAACCATCGCAACACTCACCAACTGAAGTCTCGCCTAAATGACCACGCCTACGACGCCATCAAGGCCGAGGCGCTGGAGCGTGAGACTCAACCGGGCGCCTTGGTTCGTGACCTCACGTTGGCGGCTCTGCGGTTCAAAGAGGAATACGGCTACTTCCCATTGATCGACGACAACGAGCTGGACGGCTTTCCAGCTCTGGCCGAGCTGGCTCGCGAGCTGAAGATTCAATCATCTGTGCTTGCGCGCGATCTCATCCGCGCAGCCCTGCAAGCAAGACGAGAGCAGGACGCCATTACCCAGGTTAACGACAAGAAACTCAGCGCCTGACTAGGCCATGGAGGGAGCAATGCCTGCAATACCGGAAGTAGGGCAGTACACGCAGGACGAGAAGGACCAGCTTGAACGGTGGGCTGATGAAGTCGGAATCGGCATGGATCAACTCGCTGACCGGATTCTGCAAATGACGGAGCGAGCGATAGAGCGGCGTAGTGCGGCCCGACTCGCAACCGATGCAGCAGCCCGGCGAAGCCGTCTTGCTGCTCATTCTGCGCAAGAAGCCCAGGCGGAAAACGTGGTGTCAATTTTCCCTTCGAGGTAACGGTCCGGCCCCTTATTAGGTGCCGCGACAGCAGAGACTCGACCAGGCTGGGCTGGCACCTAATTCGGGGCCACAGAGAAAAAAGGGTCATGGGTTCATCCGTGATCAGTTGATGAACGAATGATCGCCTGGTTGGCATAACGCCACCACGGAAACAAAAACGAGGTTTTACGAATGGACAAGTTCCTGCGGGCCTGCCACGACGCGGTCAAGGACAACGAAGCAAAGTCGCTGAGCGCCAAGATGGGTGTTCCCCATGTGAGCCTGCTCCAGCGCTCGAACCCGGACAACGACGCTCACCATCTGACCATCGAACATCTGTTCGGGATCTTGTTGCACACCGGGGATATGCGCCCATTGACGACGCTGGCTGATCAGTTCGGTTTCGACCTGACTGCGCGGGAAAAGCCAGCGGTCAAGCCATTGATGGTTGCGCTTGGGCAGCTATCGGCTGAGTGCGGCGATGTTGGCCGGCTGATCTTTGATGCTGCCGAGGACAACCACATTAGCCAGCACGAAAAAGCCCAGGGCGAGAAAGCCATTCTGGAAGCCATTGAGGCGCTCCATGTTCTGCGCGAGTCGCTCAAGGCTGCCTGAATCGCAGACACAAAAAAGCCGACGGTCGAGGTCGGCTTTTTCAACAGCGGTAAAACAATGTGGAAATGATTATGCACAACCAGATCCCCCCCGGCAATACCCTCCATGTCGCGACACTCATCGATCATTCGCAAAACGTGTCGCGACATCTCACCACCCATCAATCTGCCGCCATGCACGCCGCGTTACTGGTTCGCTTCCAGTACTCCCGTGAGTCCAAATCCCGCTTTCGCCGAGCATGCCTTGATCACCTGAAGGCGTCCCTTTCCTCGGAACAGAAGACTTCAGCATGAACAATGTCATTCAACTTCACGCAAGTAACCCGGGGGGCTTTACCCGGATGGAAAACGATCTTTACGGCGCCCTGATCCGCGCTGACCTATCAGGTAGGGAGCTTCGTGTCGCCCTGGCCATCCACCGCCAGACCGCAGGCTACAACGTCGCCAGCGCCCGCATAGCGGCTTCCTACATCGCCGAGATGGCCAATATCCACCGAGAGGACGTTTCACGCATCATCGGTGAGCTTCTTCGTCAGCGTGTGATTTACCGCGAAGGTGGGAGCAAGGCGCCCATAGGGATTTCACCGGTGAGTGCATGGCGGATTGACGCTAAAAACAACCGTAAATCCACCACCAAAAAAGAGCCACAGTGTGGCGTTTCCACCACGTCCTTAGTGGCGTTTCCACCACACAATAAAGACACAAATACAAATACTACCTCTGACGAGGTAGTCGTCGACGCCGAGCGTCAACCGGAAGCACCGGAGGGAAAAATCTCCAGGACGAAAGCCGACTCATGCCCCCACCGGGCCATTGTCGATCTGTATCACGAAATCCTTTCCGAGTTGCCAGCCGTAACCCTGATCAATAAAACCCGTCAGCAGAACCTGCAGGGCCGGTGGCGTGAGCACGAAGCCCATCGCGATCTGGCGTTCTGGCGTGAGTACTTCGAATCGGTAAAGGAGTCGAACTTCCTGATGGGCAAGGTGGAGGGCCGTTTCGGTACCAAGCCGTTCCGCGCCTCGTTCGACTGGCTGATCGCCCCTCGTAATTTCGTGAAGGTTGTCGAGGGGAATTACCATGCGTGACCCTCACAGCATCGAGGCTGAACACAGCCTGCTTGGCGCCATGATGCAGCGCCCGGAGCTGATCGATACTCTCTGCGAAGACCTGTCCGCCGAGGCGTTTTACTTCCCGGCAAACGCCGATGTATACCGCGGCATCCTGGCCGTTCGTTCGTCAGGTCAGGCGGTGGATTTCCTAACTGTCGGTAATCACATCGGTTCGATGGACGACGGCAGCCCGGCATTCGCCTATTGCGCCGAAATCGTCAAAAACACACCGAGTATTGCCAACGCTCGAACATACGCCCAGATCGTTCGTGAGCGGGCCATTGACCGGGCGCTTTATGACCTTGGCAGCCAGGCGATGGAAATTTCCCAAGGTACAGAGGACACGCAGGCGAAGATCGCGGCGGTTCAGGCGGCGGCTATGGCAATTGATTGCGGTTCGGGTGATGACGACATCGTCAAAGTTGGCGACGTGCTCGTTGATCAGCTTGAAGTCTGGCAAGACCGCCATGATCGCCACTCCCGGGGTGAAACCCTCATCGGTCTGTCGACTGGCTTGAAAGAACTGGATGAGAAGCTCGGTGGGCTGCAGCCCGACCACCTGTACATCGTCGCCGGGCGTCCGGCCATGGGCAAGACCACGCTTGCCATGGGCTTTGTCATCGACGCGGCTGTGCGCCAGAGCAAGTCGGCACTCGTCATCAGTTTAGAAATGAACAAAGGCCAGTTGCTGGACCGCGCCGTGGCTTCGGAGGGGCGTATTCCACTCAACCTGGTGAAGACTGGCACGGCTTGCCAGAGCCACGGCGCCGAACTGGCGGCCGCGGCTGGGTTGTTGCGCAGCGCCCCGCTATACATTGCCGACCGCGCCGGCTCGACGATTGGGCGCATTCGCTCCTTGGCCAGACGCCACAAGCTTCGGTATGGCCTGGACCTGCTGATGATCGACTACCTGCAGCTTGTGGAAGGGGACGGCGGCAACCGTACCGAAGAGGTGAGCAGCATCAGCCGCGGCTGCAAGCTGCTTGCCAAAGAGTTGGGCATCCCTGTCGTGCTGTTGAGTCAACTGTCGCGCAAATGCGAGGAGCGTCCCAACAAGCGCCCGGTGCCCTCCGACTTGCGTGAATCGGGTGCCATCGAACAAGACGCCGACGTGATCATGTTCGTTTACCGCGACGAGGTCTACCACGAAAACACCGAGGCAAAAGGCATTGCCGAAATCATCATCGGCAAGGGTCGAGACATCGAGATGGGCACCGTCCGCACCGCCTTCCTTGGCCAATACAACCGATTCGAAAACCTTGCTGCCGAGTGGAAGCCAGAGCCTGCCGAGCAGCCGGAAAAGGTAGCAAGCCTGGCCAGTCGATATGCCAAAAAGGAACGATTCTGATGAACGAATCACGCCAAACCCAAATCCTCGCAGGCCAGTCCTCAATCGCCCAAAAGGTCTTTGGTTTCGTACCGATGCAAGCGAGCTGGAGCGCTCACGATATCCACGGGGCTGTCATTGCAGCCAATGCAACAGGTGCGTCGGCATATGCGATACGCCGAGCACTTGGCGAGCTGAAGGACGCCGGGCTCGTCCGGGAGCCGGTAGGCGGAAAGTTTCAGCGCGATGCAGCCATCCCAAAACCAAAGAAGGAGCAAGTGATGACACAGGTAGCCCCGCAGACAGCTGTACCTAACAAGAAGCCTGAGGGTGCACTCGATGTGCTAGCGGCTCTTTCCGGCGAAGTGGTGGACCTGTCGGGTGAGTTCAGCAAGCGCATGAAAGCTCTTGCTGCGCGGATCGAAGAGGTGGCGCTTTCTGTTGAAGCCGAAAGGGAGAGCAATGCCGAAGCGATCATCAAGGCCAAGCGTTTGCAGGAAGCGTTGAGGGAGTTTGCGTAATGAGCGCACTGGGAAAACAGGTGTCAGGCGGGCACTACAAGTCGTTGAAGATCCAGCCGATCGAATACATTCACGCGAACGGCATCCCCTTCGCCGAAGGCAGCGTCATCAAGTACGTGACGCGGTGGCGCGATAAGGGTGGCATTGCCGATCTGGAGAAGGCCAAGCATTTCCTCGAGCTGCTGATTGAACTTGAGCAGGCGAGGGCGCCGGAATGACTCTAGCCAACCCAAAGCTGTTCAAACAGAAGCCCGTGCGGGCTAAGCCAGTCGACCGCGAAGGGCAGGAACAGGCTGCGCTCATGCGCGAGCTTGAACTGCGCTACCCGGCGGTGTTCGAACTGATCTACCACGTTCCCAACGGTGGGCACCGGGTCAAGGCGGTCGCTGGCAAGTTGAAAGCCCAGGGTGTGAAGGCCGGCATTCCCGATCTGGTGCTGACCATGGCCCGTGGTGGGTTCTTTGGCCTGTACATCGAATTCAAGGCCACGCCGCCGAACGACGCCGCGATCTCGCCAAGCCAGCATGAGCGGATCCGCAAGCTGAATGAGCAGGGGTATCTGGCAGTGGTGTGCCGCGGGCACTTCGATACGGTGGAGCAGATCCGCGCCTACTTGCGACTCGCTCCTACAGTGGTGGCCGCATGACAATAACCGTGGCCTTCTCCGATGCCGAGCTCCGCCGCCGCGCTGAGGATCCGGCCGCCGTGTTGATGCGTGACCCGCGACATCCGGGGCTGTACTT